GAAGTTATATTTATAGAATTCAACCCCAAAACAGACATCATCTAACAACAGGGAGTTATGTCACTTCAGATGTGGTAACTGTGCCTGTCCCTTCTAAAAAAATATGGACTACTAATAAGGGTAATATAATGTTTAACCCAAATGATACTGTTTTAATAGAAATAAGTTAAAACATTATTCTTTTCTAGAATTTTTTAATATTTATAATAAAAAGATATGGCTAATATACCTATATGGCCTGGTTCAAGTAGCTTCTTTCCAGGTAATACACCTTTTGGATTTTATGATAACGATACTCAATTCCAATCTGATGCAGATAAATTTTCAGTATTTGCATCCAGAAGATTAGGATATCCTATTGTAGAAGTAGAATTACAAGATTTAAATTTTTATGCTGCTTTTGAACAAGCTGTAACTGTATATGGTAATGAAATTTATGCTTATCAAATTAAAGAAAATTACTTAGCTTTAGAAGGAGCAAACACTAGTTCTTTTGATACAACACCTATAAATGATCAAAATGTTACTCCTAATTTAAGTAGAATAATTGCTTTAAGTCAAGAATATGGGGCTGAAGCAGGAACTGGGGGAAATGTTACTTGGTACACAGGTTCTATAGCTTTAACAGCAAGTGTTCAAGATTATAATTTAGATACTTGGGCTTCTGAATCAGGAATTACAACACAAAGTGGAGACATAGAAATTAAAAGAGTATTTTATGAATCTACCCCAGCAATTGTTAAATTTTTTGACCCTTATGTAGGAAGTGGAGAAGGAGTAATGAATTTAATGGATAATTTTGGGTGGGGTAATTATTCACCTGCTATTAATTTTGTATTAATGCCTATAAATTATGATTTGCAAATTATACAACAAATTGAATTAAATGATCAAATTAGAAGATCTAATTATTCATTTGAAGTACAAAATAATAATTTAAGAATATTCCCAATTCCAACTAATGATAGTGTTCAATTTGTAAGCAATTTATATATTCAATACATTTTAAAAACAGAAAGATATGATGCACAATTTACAGATGCAACAGGAAAAATTACTAATGTAGGAAATGTCCCATATCAAAACCCAAATTACACAAGAATTAACTCAGTAGGAAGAAGTTGGATATTTGAATATGCCTTAGCTTTATGTAAAGAAATGTTAGGTTATATTCGAGGAAAATATGATACAATTCCTATTCCTGGAGCCGATGTTCAATTGAATGAAGCTGATTTAATATCTGCGGCAAATAGTGAAAAAGATAAATTAATAGAGAATTTGAGAACTTATTTAGAAGCTACTTCTAGGGATAAATTATTAGAAAGACAATCTTTAGAAGGAGATTACAAACAAAAAGAATTAAATAAAGTACCATTCCCAATTTATATAGGATAATATGGCATTATACGGAACACAAAGAGATTTTAGTTTATTTAGACATCTGAATAGAGAATTGATGGGTGATATTATTACCCAACAATGTGCTTTTTATAAGTATAAAATTGAAGAAACTAAAGTTAACATTTATGGAGAAGCTGCTGAAGAGAAATATTATATGGGTCCTGTATTATTAAATTGTTTAGTAGATAGAAGAGACCAAGCATACCCCGAAACAGATTTAGGTACTGACTTTGATTGGGGAGCTACATTTAAATTTTTAAGAGATGACTTGTTAAAAGCTTCTGAAGACTTTAATGAAAATTTTGCTCCTAGTGATCATAATTATGGGGCAGATTTAGTTCCTGAAGTAGGTGATATTATCTTATACCAAGAAGGATATTATGAAGTAGATAATGTAATCTCAAATCAATATTGGACAGGTAAAAATCCTGATTACCCAAATGAACCTGGAAACTGGAATCCAAATTTAGATGAGTATGGAAGAAGTGTTTCCATTGTATGTGAAACACATTATGTACCAGCAGATAAATTAGGTATTACACAAGAAAGATTATTATAATGGCTCAAAGAGGAAAAAAACCAATACCAAAAACACAAAGGGAAATTTCAATTTCTCAACAGGAACCCTATGTTAATCCTGAAACAGGAGAAAGCAGGGGTAATCCTAATTCTATAGTACCCGAATCAAAAAATAGAGGAAATCATATTTCTTTTAAAGATGATACTACAAAACCTTTTACTTTAGGATTTAAAGACATAGATGAATCTATATTTTATTATATGGAAAATGTAATTAAACCTACAGTTATGCAAAATGGAGTAGTTCAAAAAGTACCAGTAATTTATGGTTCTCCTGAAAGGTGGAAACAAGTTCAAAAAGATGGATATTATAGAGATAAGAAAGGTAAAATAATGATGCCTCTTATTACCTTTAAAAGAAATAATATTCAAAAAAATAGAACTATAACAAAAAAATTAGATGCTAATTCCCCCAATAATATTCAAGTTTTTACAAAAAGATATAGTAAAAAAAATGAATATGATAATTTTAATTTGTTAAATAACAGAATCCCTAAAAAAGAATATTATGCCGTAGTAGTTCCTGATTATGTAACTATAACGTATGATTTTATCATATCAACGTATTATGTTGAACAATTAAATAAACTAATTGAAGCAATGAATTATGCTTCTGATTCATATTGGGGAAATCCAGAAAGATATAAATTTAGAGCTAGAATTGATAATTTTGCTACACCCATTACTTTAAATCAAGGAGGAGAAAGAGTAGTTAAATCAACTTTTTCATTAATGTTATATGGGTATTTAGTCCCAAATAATATTCAAAAACAATTAGCTTCAATTAAGAAATATAGTAATAAAAATAAACTTAAATTCACAGCTGAAATAGTTAATAATTTAAATGATGTTCCTTCTTCTTATGTATCTAATGATAGGTTAAAAATAGAAGGTCCTGAAGATTTTACTCAATTTGAAGGGTGATATTTATTATAAAATAAATTAAAAAATGGCAATAACATTAAGATTAGTAAAAGGTTCAGAATTAACATTTACAGAAGTAGATGATAACTTTAAATCGTTATATTATTCTGCTTCCATTAGTGAAAGTGTTTTATCTTTATGGAAAACAGGTAGTGGAACAGCTGATACTGTAGATCTATCAGGATTAACAGGAACTACTACAGGTTCATTTACAGGTTCATTTACTGGATCAGTTTTAGGGACTTCTTCTTATGCCATAACAGCATCTCATGCTTTAAATGGTGGAAGTAGTTCAGATTTTCCATATTCAGGATCAGCTCAAATAACAGGATCATTAGATCTTACAGGTTCATTTACTCTTCTTACAGGTAATGCTTTAATAGGAGCAAACCAAACCCCAACCACAGCAGGTGGAGCTTCTCCAACCTTATATGTTGAAAAAGCTAATAGTGGTTATGGAGGTGATCTAGCAATTGATACTACTCTTTTATTAGCAAATAATTCAACAACTTACATAGGGGCTATATCCCCTACTGCTTCAGTTGCTGGTTTTTATATGGGCAGCCCATCAGATATATTTGGAGCTGTTGTTAGTTGGGGGTGGAGTCAAGAATATTTACAATTAGCTGCAGCTCAAGTAGGACATGGAATACATTTTAAGGTAGGTAATAAAAACAATAATTCAATGAAACTCACTCCAGTTGCTGCTGGGGTAAGTGATACTAGAGCTAATTTATTACTTACAGGTTCAATTGATGTAACAGGAAGTGTAACTGCTACTGATAATTTAACAGTTGGTGGTAATTTAGATATTGCTGATACAATATATCATACGGGCGATTCAAATACAAAGATAAGATTCCCTGCAGTTGATACAATTGCTTTTAATACTAATGGCGTTGAAAGATTAAATATATCCCCAGATGGTCATATAACAGCTTCAGGTAATATAAGTTCAAGTGGAACAGTATTAGCTTCAGTATACACTGCAAGTAGTGGTTTTTATGCTAATGCTAATGCTGGATTTGAATTTATAGCTGAAGGTGATAATCAGTTAAATATAAAACATAATACAGCAAATAAACATATATTTATTTTAACTGAAGGTAGTGGGGGTATAAATTTAGGAACAGGAGGTACTAATAGTCAAGTTATATTAAATGCAGGCCATGTAACAGCCTCAGGAAATATAAGTGCTAGTGGAGGTTTTTCAGGATCACTACATGGAACTTCTTCTTATGCCATAACAGCATCTCATGCTTTAAACGCAGGTGGTGGGGGTTCAGCTTTTCCACATTCAGGATCAGCTCAAATTACAGGTTCATTAAATGTTACAGGTTCAACAACACTTCATAATGCTAATAATTCTATTACATCTTTAGCTCTTCAAGTAGAAGGTTCAGGTTCAGTAAGTGGATCTAATATATTTGAAGTAATAGGAAGTGCAGGTACTTTATTTGCTGTAAGTGATGGTCTTTCAGGTTCATTATTTTCAGTAAATGATGTATCAGGTATTCCTGTTTTAGAAGTAAGATCAGATGATTCAGTGTTAATGGGTAATAATACAGCACCTTCATTCAACACAACAGTAAAAGTAACTACTTTATCAGGTAGTAATTTTCAACTTTTTACTTTACCTACTTCTTCATATGATGGTGTATTTGTTGATTATACCTTAACTTCAGGATCTAATGCAAGAGCAGGAAATATGATGGCTATTACTATTCCAGGAACACAAAATGCACAATATACAGACACAACTACAAGTGATATAGGAAATACTGGAACATGTGAATTATCTGCTGCAATTTCAGAATCTACAATTAGATTTAGAGCAGATTCAACTGGAACTAGTACATGGACATTTAAAGCAATAATAAGAGCAATATAAATTCTAAATTATGGGTTTTGGTTTTGGTAGTATAAAAACAGACATTGTCAAAGATGGGTTAATATTAAATTTAGATCCTGCAAATAGGGCAAGCTATGTTCCTAATGCTACTACTACTTTTAATACAACTAATTTATCTCAATCTGGAAGTCTTAGTAGTCCTAGCTTTACTGGTGTTATTCCTACTTGGAATTTTGATGGAACAGATGATGTAATTACAACCAATGCTACTTTTACAGATGATATGTCTATAGGTGGTTGGCAAAATAGTACTTATCAGGGAGCAAGTAATAGTTTTTATTATCCTAATAATACGGTTTCTTTTATGATTAGTTTTGGAAGTGGATATTATTTAGGAAGAATGAGAGTACCATTTGGAACCCAAACAAGTCTTCGTGTAAGCACTGGAGGACCCTCAAATTGGGGGAGT